AGCCTTGCATTTCCGGACAGCCTTGCATTTCCGGACAGCCTTGCATTTCCGGACACCTCTGTATTGCCGGACAGCCTTGCATTTCCGGATACCCTTGCATTTCCGGACGCCCATGCATTGCCGTACACCTCTGCATTGCCGGACACCCTTACGCCGCCGGACACCTTTGCATTGCCGGACACCCTTGCATTTCCAGACAGCCTTGCACCACCGTACACCTTTGCATCGCCGTACACCTTTGCATTGCCGGACACCTCTGCATTTCCGTACACCTCTGCATTTCCGGACACCCTTGCATCGCCGTACACCCATGCATCGCCGGACACCCATGCATTGTCGTCTTGCGATACATTTCCCTCTTTCTCCACATATCCGCCAAGTTCTCCGGCTTTCACGTTCTCGAATTCAACCAGTGCTTTAATTCTGAACAGCTTTTTTCCAACCGCATTTGTAATAGTTTCTGTTGTTAATTCAAATTTTTTCATTTCTCTTCTTCCTTTCTCGGCTTCCATTTTCCTAGCATTTGTTCCAGTTCTCTTGGTGTTAGCGTTTCAATTCCTAAGTCTTCCGCTTCCTGTATCGTGCCTTTGATTAACTCACTCATTTCCCGGCTGTCGTAGGTGTGCGAACCTCGCATGAGTCTGTAAAACACTACCTCTTTACCTTTTTCCATCCGCCGCCCTATCGCAACCGTGTGAACGTCCTCTTTTTTGTACATGATGTCGGTCGGAACATTGGTTTTTAAAACTGCTATGTCTCCTTTTATCAACTCCGGCTGCCCATATCTTCCTATCATCAAATTTTTTGCTTCTGCCTTGCTCGTTCCGACTTTTTCCGCTATTTTGGTGACCAGGACGTGGAAATAGGCGTTTGCCGACAAGCTTCTTTTCTTGCGGAACGGTTTAATTATTACGGACAGTTTTTCCAACTTTTTTAGTTCGTCCACGCCCTTTATAAACCGCTCCGCCTCGTTGATTTCCAAGGTAACTGTTATCTTTTTGCTAAAATAATCCACTGCTAAGTTTTTTATTTTTCCAGTTAAATCCATGCTATTTCAGTCCTAATTCCTTCATGGCTTCGGCATATTGTTGTTGTGTCGTCTGATACAATGATTTTAAACCTCTTTGACTTGCCCATTCTTTAATCTGAGCTTCCGTCATTCCTTTTTTTTGCATCAGATCGTAGAGCCGTTTCGCTTCTTTCTCTGTGATAACCTCGTTGCGTTTGTATTCGTCTGTATCCGCGTCTTTCGAGTCGTCCAGGAGAAACAAGCTATTTAACGCGTATTTCCTCGCGTAGCTTGATGCCGCTCCGGTAATTTGTGCCGCGTCCATCTTTGGTTTGCTCTCTTCTTCTCTAGCATATGCTGTAGTACAAAAACTGCTCTCGCTTTCTACATCTTTCAAAACTGCTTTCGCTCTTATGTAAAATCGGTTGCCCAACATAACGATTTCATCGCTAATGGACAGTAGTAAACCTTCTTCGTCTAACAACGGTTTTACCGCCTCGTAGATGTCCTCTAAGCTCCTATAGTTGTATTTGCCAAAGTCGCTGTACTTGCTTTTTGGTACCTTTAATTCTGCCTGAATTTTTTGCAACTTTTTGTGAATATCTCCCATCTTTCTTACCTCACAATCACGCTTTTTGAGGTCTCAATGTGCGCTCCTGCGACCTCTTTCCCGGCTTTAATCGCCTTTTTAATTGCTGCCTTGTCCGCCTGCGGCTCTGGAATCCTGATGTATTCCTCTGTCAGGCTGCCTAAGTCGTCAATGGTTACAGACTCGCTATTTCTGTATGACACGCTGACTCTTGCCGTCTTGAGCTTTTCACCATCAAGAGCATGGGACAGATAGTCTTTGCACCTCTGTGCGGCGTTCTCGCAACTTCTACGGCGTTTCGCAAGCTTTTCTTCCTCCTCTTTGATTGCCTTTGCTTCTGCAGCATAATTCTTCACCGCCAGTGCGATTCCCTCCACCTTTTTGTCTCTCTCGATGTTGAGAGCCTCAAGTTTTTCAAGGTCAATAATTTCTCCTGTCTCCTCGTCTACGCAATCCATAATTGCACTGTCAATCTCGTATAGTGTCATTGCTCTAATTCCTCCTCATATCTCTCGTATTCGTTGTAGTTTGCCGCACCTCGTTTGATTGCTTTGTGTGCTGTTCTGCACTCATATTCCGCCTCAAGGCGCTGTGTTTCTAAATATTCTCTAGCCGGGTCAAATCCTCGTTCCATTTCCTGTCCCCCATGCCTCTTTAATAGCCTTGCTCAGTTCGTTGTAGCCTCTGGCGTACGCCTCTATCTTTTTCATATCGTTGCTTCTTTCAACGCCCAGTCTAAACAGCTCAAGCAGTCCCTGTGCTACTTCTTTGTCTTTGACAGTAATCGTGACTTCCGCCGGGATTACTCCTTTCCCCATCACTTTATCGTCATATTCCTTTGCCTGGAACCATGTCGCATTAATCATCGCATCCATAGCCTAACCTCTCTTTCTTTCCTGCTATCCAATCCCCTAACGCTCCCTCGCACTGTTCCGGGGGATAATTTTTATTATCCTGCTCTAACCGCCCAACTATTTCTCCCAGTGTGGGTAGTTCTGGTACTGTTTCTTTCTGCTCTATCGCCCCCGCCGCTCTTATCATCTCTTGGAGCTTCGGCGGGTACTTATCTATTTCTTTCTGCGCTTCTAACGCCGCTCTGTAGCTTCTCAGGAAATTTGACTGTATGACCGTCTGAAAGTCCGCTGAATCTACTACTGCCCAGTCATGGAGCGTCTGCGGCGTTCCTACCGCCTTTTGTAACGTAGGGGGCAGTTTGTCAAACTCCTCTCTGTAACCGTAAATTCCATTTGTGCACGCCTTTGCCACCGTCGCCCACGCTTCCTGCTCGCTCAGATAGCTACTTTCTGCCTTGAGCTTGCTGGCACACTCCAAAACATCTGCTGGCGTTGGTGGAAACTTGCCGGTTGTCATGTACATCTGTGCCGCTACGCTTATTGTCTGGTAGTCGTTGTTCTTGCCTACCAGGCGGTACCACATGTCCAACGCCTGTTCGTTGGGAACAAATCCCGGAGCCGTGTAAACGGTTTTTAGTGCGGCTACGATTTTAGAAAACTCCGAAATCGTCATACATTCCGCCTCCCTCCTGTTCTTTCTGTGCTGCCCAGTGTTGTATATCTCCGTACAGCCGGTCGTTAATGTTCTTCGTGCTGTCGTTACCTGTTTTCAGCTCGAAAAGCCCTAGCCACTCTTTATCCAATGACTGGTCTATAATCTGTTTCATCAGTCCAACATCACCGCCAGATAATTCATGTAACTTTTTGAGTAATGCTTTCAAAGCTCTATCCGTCCGAACTGGTTTTCTAATCTTCTTCCGCATGGAAAGAAATTCCAGAAACTTATTGTTTAGTTCCTCGTCCTCAAAGTATCTCGCAGGCGTGTCTTTATCTTTAGTATTATTATTAGTATTATTATTAGTATTATATATATTAGTATTATTGGTACCCATTTTGACTACACCCCCGTACCCATTTTGACTACACCCTGTACTCGTTTTGACTACACCCCCGTACCCATTTTGACTACACCCTGTACTCGTTTTGACTATAGGGGGTTCAGCTTTTTCACGAGCTATATAACGATTAAATTTCACCCCACTAATCTCCTCAACTCTCTTTTCAATTACTCCACGATTTGCAAGGTTTTCAAGATTTCTTTGTGCAGTGCTTTTTGACACGCCAAGAAATTTGGAAATATATTTCAATGAGCCCTTAAATTCTGATTCGCCGTCCTGCGAAAAGCCGTAAATAAGGGCATATGTGAGGAGCTCATTCCCCTTTAACTGTAAATCTGATATCATCCAATCCTGAATAACGATGTACGCCATGTCTACCTCCTATCTTGACAAATTGCCAAGTCTTTTGTAAAATCTAGTTATGTTTTATTTGGCAAGAGCTTAATGGTAGGGCTCTTCCTTTTTTACCTCGTGTTCTACACCGTCTTTATCAGTGTAGAATACTTTGTCATACTCTACACCTTGTTGTCGTCCTAAGAGGGTGTAGAGTAATCTAATAACATACTCTTTTCTTGGAGGCTCATTCATTTTTTTATTCACCTCCTAACATCGCAAAAAAATTATAATTGCTATAATCTTTTCCGGCGGTATGTGCCATTACGCCAGCCCAACTGGACGAGATCCAGATAATCAATGCTACTGACACGATGGTCAGCAAATTATATATGGCTTTCATCTTTACCTCCTAACTCCTTTTCGGGTATCAAAACTATTTTCGCACCCAGCTCCTTAGTGATAAGTTCCAAGATTTCCACTTTTGGAGAATTTTTACCAGTTTCATATCTAACTATTGTATTAATACCAACACCGGCTTTCTTGGCTAATTCTCCTTGTGTAAGCCCTTGCGCCTTTCTTAATTTTCTTAGTTTTTCTCCTAACGCGTTCATCTTTACACCTCAAATCTCTGTTGACGGTTATATTCGTCAATTCTCAACTTTGTGTTTGTTTTTGGTTCCCAGTTGTCTACATAGTCAATAGCCTCCTCATAGCGTTTGCGAGGGATATTGTTTCGGCTGTTAACTTTAAATCTGTCTTGCAAGTCCCTGTTACACTCTGCGAATACAACTTTACTGATGTATGCATATGCTTCTGTGTCCTTGCCACCTAATGCATTTAAAACAGCTTTATTGACGTGCTGTCGCAGTGTTTGCTGTTGACCGTAGTCAATTACCATGTTGCTTTCAAGGCTCTTAATACGGTCTTCGTGGTCTCCATAGCCTGTGGCGAGTAAGCCTATCTGCTCCGCTATTGTTGTAGGCTTCTGGTAACTTCCTGTCTTTCTGATTGACGGAAGAACCTCAGAAGTAACCCATCGTTTGAAACGCTTGGCGGACTCTAATTTGCTTCCAAATATTAAGGAGTACAAGCCTGACTCATTGATAATAGTCATTTCCTGTACGCCGCCAAGGGTGCCCTGAATCGGGGCGTCCTTTTTATCTTCGCCATCAACATGGGTTGCAATGGCGTTTCTGGCTTTGGCGTACCCTAATGATTCAGCCACATCTTTCCCGACAAACCACGGTTCTCCTTCGACAACCAATGTGCGAACCTCTCCGAATTCGTTATTTTTAAAAATTTGAATATTATTCATCTAGTCACCTTCCTAAATTACATCTGCATCACCAAATGTTATCACTGTGCCGTTGCTATAAACAGTAACCCTTCTACGCACAGATAAATCCACATCAAGGAAGCAAGTTTCCGTGTAAAGAAGTTTACCATTGTAAAATGCAGCCTCGACTACTCTCTTATTATCTCTGTATAGATTTCTTGTTTCCATCTAGTCGCCTTCTTTCTGTTCTTCACATAATCCTATTTTTTAGGATTATCTTTCCACAAAAATATAGTCCATAGGTATGCCGGAAAGCTCACTAATTTTACGAAGTTGCGTGAGGTCTGGTTCTGTTTTTCCGGCTTCCCAGTTTGTGATTGTTGCAAGAGATACGCCGACTTTCTTGGCAAATTCTCTTTGACTTAAATTTGCATTAACTCTACAAGCCGCAATGCAAATTCTAGGAATCTGTAACATCATTTCGTTTCGCCCCTTTCGTTTGTTTGTGATTTAATTATAATCCTAAAATATAGGATTGTCAAGCATAAATTTAATTTTTTAGGATTTTTATTGAATTTTTTAGGATTATATGTTATTATAATGATGCAACCAATTAAATAAAAGATAGGAGGAAGACAATGACAGAGGAGGAACAAAAGAAAATTTTTGCTAATAACTTAAATCATTATATCAATGCTAGTGGGAAGCAACAAAAAGAAGTGGCACGTGAACTTGGATTTGCTCAGACAACTTTTAATACTTGGTGTGTGGGAAAAATAATGCCAAGATCAGGAAAGATTCAAGCTATTGCGGATTACTTCGGAATCTTGAAAAGTGATTTAACAGAACAAAAGAAATACGATGATTTAGGTGGCGAATTCATGGACGTTTGCGTCAAGATAAATTTAAGTGATGAACGTTTTCAAAAAATCGTAATAGATTACTATGATTTATCTAAAGAGAAAAAAGAAGCATTTTGCAATTTTTACGAAAAGTTTATACTCCGCGACTAAGATTAAGAAAAGGGAAAATTAATTTCCCTTTTCTTGCTTTTCTAAAGACTTTACGCAGTCGAGCATAATCTTCAAAAGTCGTTCTTGTTGAACGTTATTTAATCGTTCAATTATTTCTTTCTTGTATTCCTCTGCCATTTTTACTCCTTTCTGACACGTACTTTTAACCCGCTTTAGAGCTATGTTTTATAGTGGTTTTTTATTATATCATAATATTATGGCTCTGTTAGACCAAATATGCGGAATTTTTTATTGATATATTTAAATACTTATTATATAATTTATTTACAACAAACCATTTTGCTAATATTTGCAATATGGTAATAATGAAAAAGGAGCAGAAAATATGAGCAAAGAAAAAACTAAAGTTTGCAAGCATTGCAAAGAAGAGATCGACGCAAAAGCTAAAGTGTGTCCTCATTGCCGGAAGAAACAGGGCGGCAAGTTGAAATGGGTAGTTATCATTATCATCGTTCTGGCTGTTTTGGGAATGGCAATGGGTGGTGGTGACGATGACAGTTCTTCCACTGATTCTCAGACCAAGAGTACCACAGCAGCTAAGAAAGAAACTGCTAAAAAGGAAGAAACAAAAGAGAAAAACAGCGTAAAGGTTGGTGAATCTTTTGAGAATGACGGTTTAAAAGTAACTGCTAAAAAGGCTGAATTTGGATATGATGGTGGAGAGTACTTTACTCCAAAAGATGGATGCGAATATGTAGCTGTAGATTTTACTTGTGAAAATATTGCGGAAAAAGGCGACAAATATGTATCTGTATCTGATTGCAGTTGCTATGCAGATAATTCAGCTTGCGAACAGCAATACATAGGAAACAGTGATTTTGTTAACACTAATTTATCTCCGGGAAAGAACGTAAGCTTTACGACATATTACGAAGTGCCAAAAGATGCAAAGAAAGTGATTTTAGAATATAGTGCTTCGTTCTGGACAGACAAGAAGATAACTATTAATTTAAAATAATTAGTCCACTAATAGGGCAACTAACAAGAGGGAAGAACCAATTCTTCTCTCTTTTCTTTTTCCTCAAAATAATAAAAAGCACCTGTCGAAACAAGTGCTTTCGCTCTTCCCGCCTTCGTGCCTCGGCGGCGGAAATTTATTTGACTTCGTGATAATATTTTGCTATAATATAGTTGTCCGCATATTGTATGTGCGTGTGAGTAGAAACTATTTTGTTGACTATTAAGTCAATGGAGAGGGAGGCTGTTTTCAGCCTCTTTTTTCTGTGTCTAGCAACATTTGTAGATAATCCTCCCCTGTATCATAGTGTGGCATATTCCACAACATTTCCGCGGTATACCCCAATTTATGCAGTTCTTCTACCCTTTGCTCATATGATATTTTGTCATCGTTACAGGCGTACAAAAAATCGTACAAATCAGGAAATCGTTTTCTTAAGGCGGCATGAGTGTTTTTTTCCACTATGTCCGTTATCTTTCTCACTTCGGTTTTTCTGTCAGAGACTAATGCTTCGTGAATTTTTGACAGTGCCCACGAATCTACTTCGTCATGTCTTCCTTGCTTCCAAAGTTTAGCACGTCTTTCTCGCAGATCTAGCGCGAGTGATACAAAGAAAGCTTGTTCTGTTTTCTCTTTGAGTTCGTAAAAGTCCTCTTTTGCAGTTCCTGTAGATTCATTTTTCTTCAAAAAATCCAACATTTCTTTTTTTGCTCTTTCTGCTTCTTTCATCATTTTTTTCTCCTCCTTATTAAAAAGTTTCCGTCAATTTAGAGCTTACAAGACTAGCATAATCATCAGCTAATTCTTCTTTTGTCATATAGTTTCCGAAACAAATTTCAGCCTTGTAATTTTCTTTAGCAGTTAAGAAAAGATTAATAAACCATTTAGCCTCGTTTACTTTTTCGATGTCAACCAGATTTTTTTCTCTGATTGAAACTAAGTAATTGTTTTCACTTTCTTTGTTGAGCTTCAGACTGAGATTTAATGCTTTGATTACGCCGTCTTTAATGTCCTGTGCCCATGCGATCTGTTTTACGGAACCTTTTGTGATTTCTCCCATATGTTTTGCTTCCTTCCATGCTTTTTTTAATCCTTCGGAGATGCAAAGACCTGCCTTTTTAACTAACTCCCATGCTCTTTTCATAATGTTTGATAAATTGTATTTTTTCATTTCTTTGTATCTCCTCTCTTGATTTACTCACATTATACACGATAGTGACTATTATGTCAAGAGAAAAATACACGAAAATATATTATTTTTTTCTTGATATTTATTTCAAAATAATGTACTATATATTTATAACGATTAAAGGAGGTTTTTAAATGGAAACACGAGCAAGAAAAAGAAGTAACATATATAAAGGTAGTATCTCATATAGTAATTTATGGGACACGTTAGAACGCAGAGGATTAAAGCGTTCCAACCTATTAGATAAGGAAAGCTTTAATCTTTCCCCGGCGTTGGTCAATAAGTTGCGGCATGACAGAAACGTGAACATAGATACAATTATGTATTTGTGCGAGAAATTAGACTGTCAGGTGTGCGACATCGTGGAATATAAAAAATAATACATTTTCGTGTATTTTTCTCTTGACATAATAGTCATTATCGTGTACAATAATATTAAATCAAGAGAGGAGATACAAAAAAATGAAAAAAACAGTTAAAAGATACAACTTATCAAACATTATGAAAAACGCATGGGAAACAAAGAAAAGATATCCTAGAATGAGCTTCAGTGCTTGCTTAAGAGATGCATGGAGAGAAGCTAAGCAGGCAGTATTGGCTAAGGAAATGCCGGAAGTAGTTGATGTTATGTTTAGCGGTCACGACTTAACAATCAACCTTGAAAATGGAGAAATCTCCGGAGAAACTTACGAAGCAAGAAAACATATCAAATACATCTTTGATGCAAAATGGAACTCAGCCAAGAAAGTATGGGTATCTGGTCTTAAAAATCTTAGAGCAGTTGTAGCTAAAGAGTGTGTAGTTTACTAAAAAGGAGAAAGAAAAATGTACGAAAAAGTTTTAGAAACAATCAAAAATAGCAGCTGCGAAATCTTCGGAATTCGCCACATCGCATCTGATGAATCTTACAAAGTCGGAGATTACGCTCGCAATTCTTACGACTGGGACATCGAAAATGATGTGTCATCATATGAGACAGATTCCAGAGAATTAGACGGTACGAGTGCGTATTTTACAGGCATCGACACCTTAGATGATAAAGAAGAAATTGAAAAAAAATTGCTCATTGCATTAGAAAAAAGCAAAGTTTATTCAGGAACTGCCGTTCTCCTTGGTGGGGATAGATATGACTGGGGCAATGATGACAACGAGGTTATCATAGAGGACGCAGAGGTTTTATATATCTTTTAGGAGGGAGCACTAATGCCAAGAAGGACTCACGAAAAAATATGCCAGAATTGCGGAAAACCGTTCTGGGGGCTGGCAGATAAATACTTTTGCGATGATTGCTCCAAAAAATTGAGGGCAGAGCGCACAAGGCAAGAGAAAATTTGTGAAGATTGTGGCCGCTCATTTATAGGCGGACCCAAATCTTTTAGGTGCCCTGACTGTCAGAGGAAAATAGACGATAGAAGAAAGCAAGCTAATAAATACTATGGGGCAGAACGCCCCCTCGGAAGCACAGACAGGTGTATTGTTTGTGGGAAAGAGTATGTTGTTGAGGGGGGCTTGCAAAAATATTGCAGTGCAAAATGTAGGTTAATAGGGTTAGACAGTTACAATAAGCGAAGAAAGGAGAATATTGAGCAAAAAAAGAGAAAAAAGGCAGAAATGAGGGCAAATCAATTATATGTTTGTCAGTACTGTAAACGCCCTTTTACCCCGGTCGTATTATCCGGGATGAAATTAGCATCCCATTTGTATTGCTCCGATTATTGCAGAAAAGGAGAAAAAAAGATACAGCTGTGCATAGCAGATATTAAGCGTGGGAAAAGCAGAGATCTGCAAAAATATATAGATGATCGCAATCAGTACAGAGAAAAGGTTGCACAGGAGAAAGCTAGTGAAAATTAGCAGCACCCGCCCCGGAGGTACGAAGGCAGGAGGGAAAATAAATGAAAAGAGCCGCTTTATATGTGCGAGTAAGCACGCAAGAGCAGAAGAACAGCGGTCTGTCTGTTGATTCGCAGATAGACGCACTTGAAAAATATTGCGAGGAGCATGGCTATATGGTTGCCGGCGTTTATAACGATGCCGGCATATCTGCACGTAAAAAATACACAAAGCGTCCTGCTCTCTTGCAGTTGCTTGAGGATTGCAGGAAACATGAGATTGATATAATACTCTTCACACGCCTTGATAGGTGGTTTAGAGCCGTTGCGGGGTACTATGAGGTACAAAGTGTCCTTGATGCGTGTAAAGTGCCTTGGAGGGCTATCTGGGAGGATTACGAGACGGAGACAAGTCAGGGGATTTTTAAAGTTAACATCATGTTATCTGTAGCGCAGGCAGAGGCGGACAGAGACAGTGAGAAAATACGGTCCGTTATGGAATTTAAGCGTCAGAACAAAGAGTATATAGGTGGAAAAGTGCCAGTGGGGTATCGCGTAGAAGGGAAAAAGATTGTAAAAGACGAGAATATGCGAGAAATAATTGAGGATATGTTTGAGCATTATTTTCAGACTTTTTCCAAAATGGAAACAGCCGATTATATTTTGAGCAAATACCCTGATTTTATAAGGACTAGAACCAGGATAGTCAAAATTATGTCCAGTCCGGCATACCATGGGGAAATGTATGGCGTAAAGAACTACTGTGAGCCGTACATAACAGAGGAGCAGGCGCAAAGAATTAAAGAGGTCTCCAGCCAAAAAAGTTGGGCAGATTGTAAGAGGCGCATTTATATTTTCTCCGGGTTGATACGTTGCCCGATTTGCGGTTACAGATTTTCTGGGCGCACGATGGCTAAGAAAGAAAAGAGATATAAAGTATATCAATGCCCTCGGTCTGCTGCGAAGAAGCACAAGACATACACGCGATCTGAACCAAAATTAGAAAAATATATGCTTGATCACATCGAAGAAAAAATACAGTTAGATGTATTAAGGGCGGAAGGTCATGTGAAGGCAGCCGGAAACGATGTGGGAAAAAGAAAGAAAAAATTATCAAGTGAGTTGGGAAGAATCAATAAGATGTTTGAAAAAGGTAGGATAACAGAAGAATACTATGACGAAAGATATGAGGCTATATCAAAGGAATTAAAAGAACTATCCCAGACCGCCGCAACGGAAGAGTTGGAAACTAAGAAAAAAATACAAAGTAAATTTCCTGACGGTTGGAAAGATATGTATATGCAGTTAGACGAACAAGGCAAGCAGGTGTTTTGGAAAAGCATTGTAAAAGAAATAAAAATATCCCCCGACGAATTTGTGGAGGATATTATATTTTTTTAGTTTTTGTTATGCAGTAACTAGCCGTAACCACCGGGTTAAAACCAGTTACTGTATAACAAAATATTAAAAATAAAGGAGATACAGTTAGATTATACAGAATAAAAGAGGACGTTTCAAGCGCCCTCTTTTATTTTTCGCAAAACCGAACGATATTCTCGTGGGTACATTGCTTCTATGGCTTTCATATGTTCGTCAAGCACGCGTAACAAGTGCTCAAAGTCTGCTTTCCGGGCTACCTCTTTAAACTCAGATTCCGGCTCGGATGCATAAGAATAATATGCTGTTTTTGGTGTTGGTTGGTTTGGTGCTTTATCTGGCTCCAAATTATTGCGTACATTGTATAAAATCGAAAGCCGTTCGCAAGTGGCGTAGGTTGTTTTTCCTGCTTCTAATGCCGCAATTTCGGCATTGATTTCATCCATATTAATCATTGCGGCACCCCTTCCTTTTATCGGTCTAATTCTGCTAACGCTCTGCCCAGAGCCGCCTGATCTGTGCTAGACAGATTACTGTCGTGCATCATGTCTTTAATGGTCTCTTTTACCTGCATTTTTGCATCGTTGTAAGAGTAATGGCCTCTCACATAGTGCTGACCTCTACGGGCATTGCTATAGTCGCCGTAATCCATGTCAGGATAACGCCCGCGACTGTATCTTCCTGACGTGTCCCAGTCGCCGCCACGGCTGTATTCGCTACCACCTTCCAGATACATAATCTTGTCGATATTTTTAATTGTGTCTGTCAGTTTGTGGACTGCCTCCAAATCCCCGGCACTCATATCGCCTTTGTTTGAAATCTCGTCCAGCTCTCTGCACATCATCTTTTTTAATTTGTGTAATGATTCCATTTTTCGCCCTCCTTTACGCTACTCTCTCGGCGATTAAATTGCTATTGGCTATACTAATTGCCTGCGTAGATGTATTTTCGACTGCGATCGTTATGCAACACCCGCGCGGAACGTCAATAAATGCCGCCGTAAATACATTAAAATATTCGCCTGCCGCCGCAGGTGTTACGATTGCTGTCGCACTATTTAATGGCTCTCCGGCGATTGCCAGGGCAATAGAAATAGGTGCCACAGTTCCACCGGCAGGTATGGCGATATTAGCCCCGAAACTGACCTTATAGCGTGCACGACACTGATTTGTAAGACCTCTAAGGGTCACAATTCCTGCCCCCTCCCGGTGCGCGATACAGCTACCGCACTTTACGGCTGTCTCTGTGAGCGGTAAATTCTGCCCCGCTGCTACGGTTACGATATTGCTATTAGTAAATTCTGCCACGTTATCACTCCTTTTTTAATAATAAACGGCGGAACGATTGCCCCGCCGCTATAAGCATCATCGGCACAAGCCGAACAATCCCGTCAACGCAGGAAGCTGCTAATTATAAAATTTTAGCATCCGCAACCGGTATTGCACCCACAGTTACCGTACTGATATGGTGCGGAAACCGGAAAAGCCGGCACCGGTCTAGGGTTGTAGTAAGTAAACTGTCCCTGCATATACGCCTTTAAGGTTTCGTTCTGTGATGCCTGAGAAGCCGCTAACTGCGCCGCAAATAACTGCTGATTCTGCTCGGCAATCTTAGCGTCCTTAGCTTCGATTCTCTGCGCTGTGAGGGCATCAAGGATAGCTCTAGCGTTATTATTCTGGTTGTCGATGATGTCTCTTGTGTTGTTTGCGTTGTTAAAGTTTGTCTGGCAGAAGCCGTTTGTAACTTCCTGCTGGATCGCATTAGTATTCATAGCCATATTGTAGTTAACACCTGCGATAGCCTGTTTGTTATCGCAACAGCACTGTGCTAACTGTGCCTGCAAAGCGTTGAAACTTTGCATATCTGCAATCTGCCCCTGCTGGATTGCATTCCGTGTATCATAGCCGTTCTGCTGAATTGTACTATTTGTTCCTGCAAATCCGTTGAGTAGAGAGGTGTTCATTGCATAAAATCCGTCACAAATACCGCTGTTGATAGCATCACCCTTGCGCTCAAGGGAGGAAATGCCGCTATCAATCTGGCGCTGTAAGGTTGCAAAGTCGGAAGCTAATACATAGTTATCTACCGCGCCTCCGCCGCCGTTATTCCATCCATTTCCGTTTCCCCATCCACAGAAGATGAAAAGAAAAAGAATGATAATCCACCAAGCGCCGTTGCCTTCGCCAAACGCTCCGTTATTGTTGCCTGTGACTGCCGCCAAATCTGCCGGACTCATTCCGTCTGTTGTTAATCCCATGAAATCACTCCTTTTTATTTATTTAAAACCCTTTAAAAGGTTTTGAAACTGCGTTGCCATACCCTGCAACTGGTTATACTGTTGCTGGCTCATTTGCCCGCTATTTAGCAGGTTTTGTACTTCCTGTTTCGGGTCCCCTTGGAACTGCTGCCTGAACTGTTGAAACTGCTGTATCATCTGCATTGGATTGAGATTCATTCAATACCCTCCTTCTTAACGTCTCCATTTGCCTTTCTAAGGCATTTAAGCGTTCCTCGTAGTTGATTGGCTGGCTAGATTGTGAAAGCTCCGCTGTGGGCGAATCTGTGCCTTTGCGCTTGTATTCAAACACCTCTAAAAACGGTCTGCCTGTTTGGTCTGCTCTTTTTTCGTAAAAAACTGGCGCCTGACTGTCCCACAGGCGGACAAAAGAGTTTGGTGCTACTAAATACGCCTCCGCCGCGCCCTGTCCTTGTACCCAAATCCGTTCATCGGGGTTGGTCTGCTGTTGCATTTGTTGAGGCGGCGCCTGCTGTTGTTTTAATCGGTTGAGCTGGTCGAGATAATCCGGTTGTGGATATTGCGGGTACTGTGGATATTGTTGTGGATATTGTGGATAACCGAACATTTATTTTCCTCCTTCCCTCCAGTAATATATTGGTGTCATTGCTCCACTGTCCCACGTGTCGTAGTAATTACCGTTAATTACTGCTATAACGTGCCCTGACAGTGCTAAAATATAAGCCCCTTCTGGGTGATTGTTTGCAAATTCCGATACAGTGCAAGTCATGTACTCATCGGGGATTATGTAGCGATTAAACCCCTTATCTTTGAGGTATGCACCCCACACCGCATTAGCTGAGGGCATATCTGACAACATTAAGCCGTACAGGGCAAGTTGTATATATGTTTCTTCCCACGTTTGCTTTGTAGCTTTTGAGATAGCGCGCACGGTGCAATCTCCCACTTTTGCCGCCGCTGGGTTAGGATTCCAATATTGATACATTTTTTTGCCCTCCTTATAGTTTTATTATCGCAAAAAAATAAGCGTGTCACCACGAAGGTAACGCGCTTATTTCTCGCATGATTTTTAGTTATCTTTAGTTTCTTAAAGGCTATTTATGTACGGAATTGTGCCAGGAACTAACAAAATCTTTTCTACGGCACAACTCCACAGCCCCTGTAATCCTCTCGTGCTTATATCCATTTTCTCGGCGGCTTGCTCTTGCGTTAATCCGTCGAAAAGCAAGTACTGTACAGTTTCACGCTCCCGCAAAGTTAAGCGGGCACATGACAAGGCGTAATCAATAAATTGTTTATCGCCTAATTTCCAGAGTTTTTTTATCAAACTTCTGTTCACTGTATCACCTCAAACACGCAAAAATTACGTAAATTTATTTCATTTTGTCCAGTCCTAAAATCGCTCTAACCTTGTCCGGGAGCAAATCAGGGTTAATTTTGCCAATGTTTTCCACGATAGAGCCAAGCTCCATCAAAATGATGTATACACAAACTCCTGCGGCAATAGGCACCTGAAAGCCTAAGTCTACATATTTCTGAGCGTAGTCGATAAGGTACGCAAGCACCACAAGCATAATGGAGCCAAATTTGTGATACAATCCTTTTCTCATTTCTGAGGATTTCCACTTGTGGTTAGCGCAGGCGGCTACTCCGCCGCTAGCCAAATCAAAAACTACAAAAATACAAGTTATTAAAGGTAACATAATATCTACCATCTCCATTCCTCCTTAAAAAATTATTTTTCTTTTGTTTTTATAAATTAATTAAAGTCCTCTTTAGTTGACTGTTATCCGATTCTTAACATTTCACCAACCATCATCATTCCCATTTTTTCGTGTGCAAAAGTTGATGGATGACTGTCTGTTCCGTTTTTGCTTCTGACAACCGCTAATGATTTTGGTGACCTATTGATTTTGCCCCATAAATCCACCAGTGGTATCCCCCACTGGTCTGATACTTTTTTTAAATTTCCTTTCCCTTCTGCATCTCCGTAGGCAAACGCACTATCTAATATAAATGCCATTCTTGCATTTGGATTAAGTGTATACATTTTATCCATTAGGTATAATAACGCTCCAAGGAACGTTGTCCTGTGCGAAGCAAAACTGCTTTCATCTGTATACTTCCAGTTCGACTTATCAAATGAATTCCAATCATCAAGTTTAAAGTTTCCATTGTTGGGAGCAACTGCATATAACCATAAATCAGCATCGGCATTTTCTGACGAAAAAATATGTTCCCATGTTCGGTAGTAATCGTTATAACTTCCACCCGGTACATAATCTTTTGGAGCATCTGGTATAGTCATTCCCTGTTCTTTGTACTCTGCGATACTTAGACAAGTAGACCCATATATAAGTTTTGTTCCGTCTGTATTTGTGTGTATTGCAAGTCCTGGAACAGATGTATTTACGAGAGTAAACCCTAAATAATTAGATGCTTCTTGCATATATGATTTTGTTGCATTAGAACCGAACCCGACAGATGTTCCCAACAAGACCACCTTTTTTCCTTCCCATGGATTTTTAAAAGAAGAACTTGCTTGTGATTTTAATTGTTCACTGGCATATAAATTAAAATTTATTCCTAATTCAAATGATGTATGAATTCCATTATAGGTATACGCAATAAAATCGGCATTAATTGGAACATTATAAATAACTCCTGTTTCATTCGTACTAAAAGATGAAATCCAATTTTTTTGACTATCTAAAAATGCTCCCCCATATACACCTATAGCATATAAAATTTTAATGCTGTCTAACTCTAAATCAATAGGGATTAATACTGTATTAAATAAATCACTATTTACTTTACCTCCATTACTGTTATATATAATTTTTGATAATACTTCATAATCGGATATAATAATATTTTTAACTTCATATTTTTGCTCTAAATATTTTAATCCTTTTATTTTAGAAAAAGACACAGGTTTTAATAACTCATCGGATAATTTGTTTATTTTTTCAAATAATCCATTTTGAGGAATGAATTTTTCAAGCGAAATATTATTTCTAGCGTTTATAACTATATATTTTGTTCTGTATGGTATTTCAAATATCTCGTTAGTATACGGAGTTGATGGGGCACCATACATTTCTATAACATTCATATACTCATCGAAAAAGCATATAAGAGGATAACTTGTATTTTCAGAAAATGAATGTCCGGTTACTTTTATAGTGTCTAATGTATTATCATTTTCTAATATAGTATATCTACAACCATCGTATGCTTTTTCCCTTTTTGATAAAACATCAAAAAGCACTCCTTCCTTCACATCAATATCAAGTTTTTGAAATTCGCCATATGTTGATAATTTGTATTTTTTTGCACTTTGCATCTTATATGAATTTTCTTCGGATTCAGAAATTGCAAGATTTTCAAACACACCACAACTGGCATTAATAGCATTAACATACATGTATCCGTCAGTTTTAGCTCGAAATGATAAATTATTCATACTTAACGAATTTTCTTCACCTAAGATATAATCGGTATAAGCCGTCGTGCCTTCCTCTATTAAATTATCTGCAAATACCGCCAAAGGATACCCTTCATTATTTTTTCCATATGCTATTAAATAGTATTTCTTATTTTTTTCGATTTTATATATTTTACAGGTATTATATTCGTTGTTACCAAAACCCAGTAGTTTATATTGTGTATTAAAATATACATATTTTTTTGAAATACTTTGCTCAAGAAGCACTGATTTTCCAGCGACATTATTAATTTTAAAATTACCTAAATCTTCCTTTAGCAAACCAATTTCTTTTTTTAGCGGACCAAGGTCTTCTGTTGTTTTCCCATGTTTTGAGAGTATATATGCCTCATCTCCCGTCAAACCGCTTTTTCTCATGCTCTACACCTCCCTAAAGTAAAAACCACTTGCTATCAGGGGCGTAAAAGCCATATAATTCCCCTGTGTCTACGCATAACGCCGTCGAACCACTTGCAACATAATGAGGCAATTTATCTACTTCAGAAGACTTCCCCCAGTAATATCGCTTGCTTCCGTCTGTGTCTATGCAATCCCATCCGCCTAAATCGTGTATAACATCTCCTTTGCGGTATGTCTGCCCGTCAATAATTATTGTCCCGCTAGCTATCATACTTCCACCTCCTTATGTATAAATCTATCAGACAGCTCTAGCAAGCGATCTGTGAGCATCTCATTTTGTTTTGTGAGCTCTTCTATTTTTTTGTTTAGTTCTGGTATGGACGGTGTGTTATCGTTAAATAGGTGTTCCGGTTCTTCTCGGTCAACATTCTCAACGATTTCATACTTTCCTTCCTTATTTGCCTCGATATGACACGTACCATTTTCGTTGCACCACTGTGCGGCTTCTGGTGGGTATAAACCATCAAATACGTATCCAATATAATATTCTTCCATAATTACACTCCTAACACATATCTTAGTACAAAGCCTTGATTGTTAACGGGTATTCCGTTTTGCGCGTTATTAGATTTATTATTGTCAGTGCCCTGTATAAATGTATCACCGATATATAAGTATTTATTTAATCCGTAATATGGATTGCTCATTAACATACCATCTCCAGGTCGCCAGGCAACGTGCTGTTTAGGTACAAAAAACGACGTCCACCACCAATTATCACAAGCTCCATTACTATAGTGACTCCAGACAAATACTGCACCGGTCGGTTGCATTGATATTGGCTCGTTTAGTGTAAATTTATGCTCTGCAAGCATCCAATATCCTATAGTGTTAGCATCCCACAGGATGTTATTTTTACCTAAGATGCACTCTACGTCATTAGATACAAATTGGATGCGGTGGTTATCGACATACATCCCGGTTCCCATAGACTCGTACAAGTCACTGTATGTTGAGCCGTCCTTGACGGTCAACGAAAGCCCTGTGGTGTCCTTGGTTTTATCGTAATACAATTCCAGAGCCGCCTTGCCGCCGCCATGGATGTCGTCTGGGTTTGTCTGCTGGGTGGAAACAACAATGTTGCGGTCGGATTGCATCACGGAGCCGGAGCCCTCATAAGTTTTATCGCCGTCCGTGTTAGTGATCACGATAGGTGCTGTACCAAACCGTACAATTTCGTTGCTACCGTTTCGCACCGCCATCCCGTTACTGTCTAATAATGTATTTTGTTTAAGGGTGTTCCCTCTCATGTCGCCAACTATCAGTCCAACACCATCTATATAATCAATAAAATTTGTTGCAGTTTTAGCTGCATTAATAATTTTTTTGTTCTGTAACCCAAAATTTTTAGCGGTTCCTTTTTTAAATCTTTCATGCGATTGTTTTACTTTTTCTGCGGCTGTATCATCTGTTGGTGGAGACGTAAGATTTCCAGTAAGCCATGCTTTTCCACCGGAGACACGTATTTTTACCGTATCCCCAGATTTGCAGTTAATAGCCATCTGCGCAGGGGTTTCATCTGCTCCGCCGTCAATGTGGACATATGCCGTTTTTTCGTCAACTCGAAGGACTTTTGCAACTGTATCATATGCTTTTGTTTTGCTTTGCTTCATCGTCGAGGCAATCTCTTTTACAAACTCATTCAATGCTTTCCACCTCTTCCTTTGTGCGGCAACCATGTTCCAGGGACAGTGATTGTGATGTTATTCTAAATTTTCCGGTAAGGTTATGCTGCGGATAATTCAAAAAGACCACATCGCCCAGAAGAACGTCCTCAAAAAATCGGCGGCTGTACTGTATCGTTCTAGCAGGGTTCTGCAATTCCTTTAGCTTTCTAACAGCGTATGCTGCTATGTTTTCCCCAGAGGATAATTCAACGCCTGTTTCTGATTTCCACACTTCCCTGCCCCGGCTGACGGTTGATAAATAACTGTCCGGGCTGTCATCCCGCGCGATGGCTGCGCCGTAATCGTCATGTATTGCCATGAAACAATTTGGTGTGTCGTACCAATTAAATGTGTCTGTTACGTCACACTCTATGATGTCATTTGCGTTAATTCCCGCTGTAAGACTGCTATTGTTATCATTTGCACAGATAACAATACTTCCGTCGCCAAGTATTCGCATCCGCCAGCCGATGGCATCTAATATGTGTAATGCCATTGTGAGCCTTGTTTCCCCATCTTCTGCAACGATGTTATCCGTAGTAATGGGGGATGTTCCCTCGACATACACAGGGGCAGGGATGCAATCATTGAGCAGATTTTTAATCTGTTTTGCTCCGCTACCGGCTGGTGCATAATAGCCACGCGGCAAGATCACATCATCTGCCGGCTTGAGAACGGAATAGCAGTCAATATTGTAAGTCTCTCTCACACCATCAAGTTTTCTTTCTGGGAAGGCGGTCAGGCCAGTAAACAGTGCTACTTTTGCTCCTGACCCTCCCTGTTTAGCCTGCAAGTAAATGCGTACCCAGCACTCACTGTCTGTTATCTTTTCTGTCATTGTGATAGAGGCAGATTCCCTTAAATCTGACGTGCTGTCCCGGTCAATACTGCCCTCAGTAAATTCAAATTCCTGCTGGTCTGTCCATGTTTTGGGGTCAACCGTTGTTAAAATATATCTTGCTGAAAATCCTTTACTCCAATCCATCACATCACCTCATTAGGATGCTCTGCACTCCACTGTTCTTCCGTCACAGCATCCAGTTCTTCCGAATCCACTTTTTTAATCGTTAAAGAAAAATCTGTCCGCATTTTGTTATCGTGGTCTTTTTTTTCTGACACCTGTATATCGCAGGAAAATGACGAGCCGTCTGGTGTCCTAACGTGACATATTCCAGGATACGTTGCGAGCCGCCTCATCTGCTCAATCATCGTTGGCTCTGTCAGAGAGATACTTACTGCATCAATTTTTAAATCACGAGTGACTGCAGGGTTCCAATCACCTTGCACAGAGCCACCAAGGTATACTGTCCTCTCAAAATCTTTATCCCATGAGTTATCTAAATCAAGGTTATACTGGATTTCGATAGATTCACTGTCAAAATCAATGATTGCCTTTTTATATTCTATGGAAAAATCGCTATACAACCATGCAAACGAGCTGTCTGACGTTATATAGTCGCCGTTAGCGGTTTTATTCACAACCAGTATGCCGCCGTACTCATTTAGTGCAGGATATGGATCAACATATTTCTGGCCATAGATTCCGTTTTCAAGAATCAACTCCGCCCTGTCTACGCTCATCCGGTACAAATCAAATGTATCCCCGTCAGCATATGTAGTTGGTTTAGCGACAACAATACTTGCTGTTTTATTGTCTGCAATCGTATTTACAGTGGCCGTTGGTACTTCCGGCTGATGTTTCCACCGCACAACAAACGGTATCTTTTTTTCTGCCACATGGTCATAAATATCTGTAAATGCAATCTGTATGCTGTACCTTGCACCGTCATCCATCTGCCCGATCAGGTCACCCAAGGCAATACTGTAGTTATCTGTTTCGCTACCGGTAAAACTGGCAATAATTTCGCCGGAAAAATGCTGTTCCTTTAATCCGTCCGGGCGTAGAATATAATAATCCTCGTCTCTGACAATCATTACTTTTGCTGTGCCGGCAGAATCCCCGAAGGATGGGGCTATCGTTAATGGCAGCTGTTCTAAATAATTTGTTGTGCCTTCCGATGATTCCGGTACTGTCTGGTCGGTTGCCTCCGTGGTAACATCGTCAGAATTATATGCCGTTGTTTCTGAGACGAGATTCGTTGCAACGCTGTCTATTGTAGGTTTTGCAACAATTTCGACAGCCACAGAATCTGACCATGCCCCCTCTTTACCTCCTTGTGCTGTAACCATTGCTTTTAAATAATGGATTTCTCCTACATTCCACAGATTGCTCAAAAGACCACTTGCAGTATAGATTTTATTAATGTTTTCAATCGTTTCCGATAATGTCTCCATGCCGGAAGACATCATTAAAACCACAACGTTTCCATCGTTACCTTTGACCGGTTCATCGTTAATCGCTTCTGCTATTTTTATGCTCGCTTTGCTGTTTCCGGTGTAGCCGACACTGCAAATAACTATATCGTCCATGGCAAGATAATTTTCTGTTGTTGCAAGCGTAGGAGTCGTTGGGGTCTCGCTTAGAGATACGGAAACCGTATCGGACCAAGGAGATAACACTTCCTCATCCCCGGACGTATCCCGCAATCTTACGCGAAAATAATATGTTTTTGCCGATTCCAGGGACCCGATGTGCCACGTTGTTTCCCTGTCCTCCACGTCATAACTGGTTGGGGCATCCGTACTAATCCATGCGTCCTCATGATCCGCCCATGATATGGTAGCCGCATCTGCGTTTTTCCATGACCAATCCCACGTTAATTCTACGGTATCAGATGCTACCGCCATTGCAGTTATATTTTTCGGCGGAACTGCGATTTTTCTTGTCTCTGAGTAAATCCACCCTGACTGCATGAGGGGGCTAAGTTTGTAGGTGATGCCAGATGCTCCGTTTTGAGGTGTAGAAGTTCCGGTAAAATTCTTGAGGGCAATCTGGTATTCAGTGCCGCCGGAAACGTCCGGACACGTAACTGTGATTGTGCCCTCCTTGTCAGTGATCGCGATAACGCCTTTTTCCTCGTTGTCTATTTTCATCCAGATTGCTGTTTTGGCGTCAGGAACTCCTGTCTTTCGCTCAATGCTATTGATGGTAAGTGTTGTTCCTGTTGCCGATACCGTATCAAATGACGGGGATTTCAAAGCCCCTCGCGCCGCTACTCGTGGCTCAGAGTATGCATATTTTTTATCGTGCGTACTTTGCACCCTTGTCCACATGATCTGGTCTTCTGCTATGCCATCGTCTGTGTTAAAATCTGCTGACACCGTATAATCATGGTACGCAACAGTTACTCCTGTGCTCCATGATGTGCCAGTATACCTTTCTCCGCTTTCTGGCGTGTCTATGGCGTATTGTAACTCCATGGAATCCACAGGGCGGTCCTGCGGCGATGCCTGCACCCAGTTTGCCCATACATAGCGGCTAGAAGATCCTATCTCTTTGCTCCCTGTGCTCTGTATATTTGGACGCTCTGGGATGCTGTAATAATGGTATGCATAGCTCCAACCGGAATCTCCGGCACATCCTCTTGATTTTACCCTTACAATACGACAAAATGTCTTATTTTGTGTCGGAGATCCATCCTCTGTTATCGCCCATGTTCCAGATGCTCCTGTATAGGATGCATTGGTAAAGCGAGCGTTTGCAATGGCACCCTTATAGTTTGTCATTAATGCGGTCTGTACCTGCGTCCTTGCAAAATGCCTTGCATCATTTGCCTCGTATGAGGTGCTCCAAGTAAATGTACCTTTATTTGCGCCGGTATCATCAAGAGAATAGGAAACGGAAGGGGCATTTGGTGCATAAATGGTAAATGTCTTTGTGGAATGTGTGGCTGTATAGGTATGATTTTTATCACTTTTTGTTTTGCCCTTTACCTTAAACTCTATCGCATTTAATAATTTTGATGAGACAGGATAATAATTTTTTGCATCAAGTGCTACTGTTTTTTTTGTTGCTGATTTTCCTACCTCTATTTCTTTCCATTTTGTCCAATCCCACTTGGAAGCACCGGAATTTTTTGTATGTAGGCGGTACCACAGCCACTGCCCATCCTCATATTTTTTTGCCGGTATCTTCCAAGATATTGTAAATTTTAGATTGTCTCTCGATATAGACAGACCGCTGGGAGCAGCAGACTTTTTCTTTTTCTTTGCCATTATGCCATTTTCACCTGCCTTCTAAGCTCACTTGCCATCCTTCTTCCCCATTCTTCTGGGTTATCTGCACCGTTTACAGTTACATTAATAGTTACATCGTTTTTTGTTCCCCGTGTTGCCTCTCTAATGTCACTCATCAGCCTGCTACGACCGTATAGCATTTCGTCTCCCGCTTCTCCTGCTCCAAATAAGGTGGCATCAGAAAATACATATGGGCTTTCCATAGCCTTTTTATACCAGCTAATGTGGAATGATGGCAGAGATCCCTTTCCGCCAATACCAAATGGGGCCTTTCCGCCGGAAACACTTAAATGTGGTAAGTTCAGGTGTGGAAGAGACCAGCTAAACTTTAAGGCACTCTTAAATCGTCCAGGAAAGCTTTTTACAAGGGATACTGCCTTGGTAAAGATGCTCTTTACAGCTGACGGTATCTTAGTAAACGCCCCTTTAACAGCGGATAATATGCCGTTGCCCCTAAACGCCCCTTTGAATCCGTTTACGGCATTTTTAGCAGCAGTCTTTAAGAGCGATGGGAGATTTTTGACCCCTTTTATTATGCCAGTAACAATGTTTTTACCAAGTGAAAACCAGTTAAACGCTGTAAATACACTTACGATTGCTGTGATAATCTTCGGTAAATTAGCAATTAATAATGGAATCGCGCGAACTAAGCCAATCGCTAAATTTGTTATGATCGTTACTCCTGTTGCAAGGATTTTTGGCGCGTTATCGTTAATAATGCCAGCTAAATTTGTTATGATTGTAGGTACATATGCAATCAGTACAGGAATAGAGTTAATCAGTCCTTGCGCGATGTTCTGGATAAGTGCCAGGCCTGCATTTATCAATTTTCCCGCGTTGCTCCTCAATGACTCTGTAAATTGTGTCAGCATCGGCAATGCCTGCCCCAAAAAGGTTGGGATGCCTTGAGTCATGCCGCTGGAGATAGTCGTCAGTAAATTAACCCCGACCGATGTAAATACATTTAGCCCCGTGGAAATTGTAGAGGCGAGATTATTTAACAGTTGGCTGACAGCAGTTGTAATACTGCCAGAATTTTGAGTAACACTAGAAATTAAACCGTTTATGAGGTCACCGCCGATTTTTGTCAGCCCCGGCAACTGACCACTAAAATTAATCGCATCTTGCGCCAGTTTGGAAAGAGCACCACTTATGCCGCCGGATTCCATCGCCTCAGCTAATCCACTAACCTCGCTTGTTACACCTTTGATGGCACCACGGATAGTACCCGAAAATGTATTGTAAAAAGCAAGTTGCAAGCCTTCTGTAGCGCTAGATAGCAAGGTTATATCACCCTGCAAGTTATCTAACTGCGTAGCTGCCTGTTGTGCCGCGGAGCCGGAGGAATCCTGTATTCCTTTCCAAAATTTTTGTACAGTCGCATCACTTGATGCGGTCATTTTGTTAAATGCCTGTAAGCCTTGCGTTGTAAAAATCGTTGCAAGAGCATTGTTTTTTTGTTCCGCTGTCATACCCTGCAAAGAGCCATTAAGCTCGTCTACGAGGTCGTTAAAATCTTTTGCCTCGCCGTTTGACTTATAGGCGGATACACCTAACTGATCTAAAGCTTTTGATGCATCATCAGTCGGAGTATATAAGTCCGCCATTGCCCTATTTAATGCCGTAGATGCCTCGGAGCCTGTCACGTTCTGCTCTGCCAAGCGAAGTAAGGAAAGCGTGACACTGTCCGCCGCTTGGCCGTAGTTTTTCGCTGTGGCAGCAGAACCGGAAAAAGCCTCTCCAAGGCCTCTTACCTCCGTATTAGCAAGAGTAGCACCCTTTGCCATCAAATCGGCATAGTAAGATGCGTTACTCATCGAGTCACCAAAGCCTTTTACAGCTCCGGCAGTATATGATGCCGATTCTTCCAGACTCATAGCACCGGCAGAGGCAAGGTTAAGTACCGTTCCGATACCGCTAATCTGCTCATCCGCCGACAAGCCAGCCTGAGCAAGGATATTCATTCCTTCCGCCGCTTCCGTTGCGGTGTACTTTGTTGTGCGCCCCATTTCCTCAGCCTTGGCTTTGACGTTCCCTATTTTGTCTACGGTTGTTCCCATGGTAGCTGCTACCTGAGACATTGCAGTATCAAAATTCATTCCGGCATCTATTGATGTTTTTGTAAATGCAACGGCGGCAGCAGAGCCGGCCACCATAGCTGTTTTAGCTACTTTCCCGACCGCTTTAAATGCCCCGCCAATTTTTGATGTGGACGAGCTGGCGTTACCTTCTGCGTCTTTCAGCCCCTTCTTGTATGCGGTGTCTTTGATTGCCAGAGTGACAAACAATTCCATCACATTCAATCACTCATCACCACCAATCCGGCTTTTTTAATGACGTCCGCGGCTATTTCTTCGCCAGTCTTTGTTACTGTTTGTTTTTTGTTGTTATTAATTAAATCAATAAACGATGCATAGAGATATTCCCCGCCAAACGCCTGCGAAATACTTTCGGTTACATATTTCAGCCCGTCAGCCATATATCGTTTGTAAATTAATTCTTCTGTGTCGTCTAAAATCTTGGCTTTGACATACAGCAGAAAGCCTTTTACGTTTCTTCCTCTGTATTCTCCTGCGCATCTCCAGAGTGTCCGTCTGTTGCGTCTGTTGGCACTGAGAAAAAAAGCTGACGTACCTCCGGCTCATTGACGAGGTCAACCATACCCTTGATAACATCCATTAATTTGTGCTTTTTCTTGTATTCCTCGACTGTCTGTAATTCAAACGCCGCTAAGATTCCGATTACATCATCTTTGTGTGTTTTTAACAGTCTAGGAGCTGTTTTAGCGCCCCTAGCAAAGACTTTGATGTATTTCTCACCTTCCCGCGGCACAAGTTCCTGGCACAGCTTAAGCGCGTCATCATCGTCTGCAATGTTTCCGATATGTTCAAGGGAATTCGCAATGGCTTCCAATCCCTGTTCTGCTGTTAAATCCGATAATCTCATGCTTTACCTCCTACGCCGCTTCGCCTGTTTTGATATAGACCTCATAAGGTACTGTCTCTGCGTTCTTAATGCTGTAGTGTCCTGTGTATTCAAAATCAAAATTTCCTTTGGATTTATCATCTGATTTAATCTTAAATCCGCCCGTTGAGAGGGCGTTCATAATTTTAATCGCGATAAATCCGGCAGAATCCCCGGAATTTTCATCCGAATAGTCACCTATCCACCAAATATCCTTAAAATCTTCTGCCTTTAAATCTGCTCTTGGTGTTACTTTGTTTCCCGCTACGTCTGCCGCCGCCATAAAACTTTTAGCCTGTGCGGTATCCATTGTAACGGCTGTGCCTGATAATTTTACTTCGATAGATTCGATTTCCTTGAGTTCCATCGTGTTTTTAGGCACATTATCAATGTCTTCCCCGAAATCCGTAAAGGATGGCTCCGCGCTAAAGCTACAACCGCCGCTGGTTGCCATGAGGATGTTAGTTGCTGTTATGGCACCCGTTTCTGGCTCAAAAGCTGATACGATAATACCGGCGTTAATCTGGATTTTTTTAAAAAGGTCAGAAGGAACCTGCGTATACTTCATTTACTCACCTCGTTAAATAGTTATAAATTGCATAGTTATTACTGTGTATCTGCGTACTATCGACGAGTCGGCTTCATCGACCAAAGGAGTCCACGGCTGGTCCTGCGACAGGAAAATAAATCCGCCATCGCATTTTACCGTGGTGCCCCCTTGCAATTTGTCGCTGATTTCTTTTGCCTTTTTGTTTGGGACTGCCTCAGATTCTGTGTGATACCAGACATTTACAGCGCTGGCGGCGGCCGCATCTGTCCACCAATTTGCTGTAATTGGCTCATATGTGATAAAAGGAAAAGCGGTATCTTCCGGCACCCTGTTAGACGGATATGCAGTTATGCCGAAAGACGACCAAAATTGATACAGTGCCGCTGTTGGAGTCATGACGTTAACTCCCACTTTTCCGCCATGACCTGGGCTATGTCTAAATTAGACGACGCAGGGGTTTCTTTTTCTCCTGCATTTGATGTAACTCTAAAAATTTTTCCGTCTTTTGTTTTTAATACATCATGATAGCCTAGCTTTACTGTTTTAGCTGTAGTGATTGTATATGTTGCTGTTACACCCTCTTTTTCCGCCACTCTGGCAGACATGGAGGTGTCGCGGACAATTGCCGCCTGTATTTTAGCACCCTCGACCCACTCGGTGATAAATCCACCCTCGCCGTCAGAAGTGCGTTTTTTATCCATGAGTATGCAGTCTTGTAAAAATTCATTAATCAAACTCATGCCATTTTCCTCCATGGGTTCAGGCGCGCCCTAAAGGCATCTTGCCATGTGTAGGTCTCGCCCTTGCTATTTGTTGCTCTGCTGTACGAATAGCCGCCAAACGATTCCGACTGGTACGCTCCTAAATTGCCGTTTTTCGCTTGCCACTCGCTGATTTCGTCCACCAGTGACAAAAACGGTTTAGGGATAGCCAGTGGAACCACTACACCGTCAAATGTCTCCTCCTGTAATGGGGCAGCATCGCCTTTGCGATACTGATAAACCCCGTCATTAAAGATAGAGCCACTGATTAAATAGTATTGCCCATCCTGTAAAGGGAGGCGAATCGCGGTGCCAGAATAACGTAGGTCTTCGGCGCTTGTCGTTGCATCTATGTGCGTGTCAAAAATCCATTCCCCGATTGTTATTTTGCCTGTGATCGCCGCCCCCTTGACCGGGAAGAAATTGTGAATGTGATTCATGATTTCATAAAGCACTCAATCAACCCCTTTTATTTTCCGTTCGAACTTGCTTTCGAAACGGCGCTTGATACTTCCGGGATAGTTTCTGTAGTTCCGACAGTAACTACGCAAACACCGTCAAGGTATTCTGCCCACAGTTTCATCCCCATAATGGCGTATGTTTCGCCTGTGGCGTTTGTATAGTTGCCGCCTGCGTGGAATCCAATCAGATTTGTTTCGCCAGATGTTGTGTAGTCCAGGCCAAGCTTTTTGAAATCGCTGTCACCGGGATCAATATAATATAAATCAATATTTTCCACCGGTGTTGCGATGACGGTTTTTGCCGGGATGTAGTCGTCAGGGAGGAGGAACAGTGTAGAGAAGCCAAAGAAATCTTTGATATACTGCAATCCAAACATTGTCTGTACGGTAATCTCTTTATCACCTAACCAGTCGTAAAAATCCATTACGTTTGCAAATCCTACGACTTCGGTTACGTTTCTGTTCATCCCTGCGAATTTATTGAGTACAGCACCTTTTGCGATTGCAAGCGCTTTCTGCCATTTTTTCTGTGTTCCTTTTAATGTTCCTGTTTTTAAAAACGTGTAAAAGTCTTTTAAAACCTTGTTCTGCAGCTCGACCATAAAGGCATCATCTGTCTTTTCAATTGCGACTGTTGCGCCCCATTTTGACACAGATTCAAGAGATAAAGATTTAGCGTATTTTTCTACGACAATATCTTCTCTTTTGCTTTCTACGACCTTAAACTGTGTAAAAGGGATTGCCTCTCCCTCACCCACACTTGCGCCGCCCTGTAAGGCTTCATCCTTCATCTGCGCTTCATAAGTCACTAAGCTAGTGCCCGGCTCTTTTCTGATAGGTTTAAAGATTCCTAAGATAGTTCTTAATGCATCCCAATTTTTGTCAAATCTTGTTACAAAATCAATTTCTCTCGCTTTGAGAGCGCTATCTGTATTTAATACAGTACTAGTGGTTATTCCTGGCATTGTCTACTCCTTTCAAAATCCAAAAAGTTCGTGATTTTCCGCAATCGCTTTCTGACGTTCGCCCGCATCCTTAATTTCCATGATTTCTTTCTTGGTCATTTTCCCCGGTTCTCCTCCCGGTGGGTTCGATACGTTAGCGCCATGAGTCGTTTCGGTTGTAATATAGTCGGCATACGCTTCTTTGATGCCTTTTTCTACCTCTGTTGCATTCTCAAGTTTGCCGTCAGTTCCGATTTTTAAATTATCAATAGTCTCTTTTGATGCTTTTAATGCAAGGTTAATTACTTTACTGGACACGCCGGAATCTTCAAGCATCTTTTTGTATGCGGCTTCTTTCGCATTGTACGATGCCTTCTTGTCCTGTTCGGCCTTGTAGCCTTCAAAATCTGCGTGTTCCTTCTCGTACTTGCCTTTCCAATCATCCTTTTCGTAGTCCTCCAATTTTTTCTGGAGGTCTGGAACTTTCTCTGCGTCCTCTTTGTATTTAGTGATCTCGCCTTTTAAACCTGTAACGGTTGCAGAGTGTTCTTCGATGATCGCGGAAATCTGTTCATCTGTAAGTGTCATGCTCTTTAAAAAAGCTCTTGTTAATGCCATTTGATTACTCCTTTTCTTCGAGGGATTTCTTTCCCTAAATGACTTTATATGTAAATCGCAGTACTTCGCGATTACTTTCTAAATGTTTTTGCGGCTTTAAGGGATTTTGTTCCAAATTTGCCGTCAATTTTTAATTTACATTTCGACTGGAAAATACTAACCGCATCTTCCGTCTTTTCTCCGTATTTGCCGTCAATTTCTAATTTTGAGCCGATAGCCCAGTTTAAAAACTTCTGCAATTTTTCAATTTCCCCTCTTGCGCCTTTTAACACTGTAATACCGTCTAAAAACGTGTAATAGCCTCGTGGCGGCAATTCGGGGAGTTTCCCGGTGTATTTAACCTTTTTTGTTGTTTCTTCCTTCTGTGCCACCGCTGGGAAGCCATGATATAAAATATTTAAATCAAACTTTCCGCCGTTGCCGGTTGAAACCTTGGTCGGAAACACGCCAGAGCTAGTATACTGCCATGCCATGAGATCAGGCACGTTTGCAGGCTTATAAGATTTGTTCGGTGTCGCTTTAAATGCCATGCGGTTATAGCCTTTGTAATAACGTGCAATCCACCAGTTTTTACAGTTAACTTTGCTTTTATCAATATGCTCCGAAAAATACGACATCCCAGTGTAAACGCCAAATTTATAGCCTCTTGACTCAACGACAGTCTGTGCCGTATTAATAATCTCAGCAATCTTTGTTTTGCTCAGCCTTGCCTGCACTTTGTCCTCGATATCAAACCAGACGCCGTATTTAAAATGCTTTTTGCTGACTTTGTCGAGGATATCGCACACAAGCTCCATGTCTGACTTAGCTTTTGCCGTTGTGGTAGCGTATGTGTAGTTGTATACGCCCCATGGGATGCCTAACTCCTCACATTTTTTGTAGTTTGCCTCAAACTTCTTATCTTTGCCTAAATCCTTGCGGATAATCTTAATGATCGCACCATCACAACCGTATTTCTTTACTTTTTTCCAGTCGATTGTGCCATTGTATACCGACACGTCAATAATTTTCCTCTGCGTCATTTCCTCACCCTTTCCATCTCAGCACGTACAAAATTTTCTGTTTGCTGTTAATGATCCTGTGTATCTTTTTATAAATACCGCCTGCTTTTTTAGTATTTGTGCTAGCCTTTCCGGCATCCCACCACACCATTTTATTGCTCTCGTTTATTCCTGCGAAAATATTGGTGTGCAGGCGGTAAAAGCAAATGTCTCCCGGTTTTAATTTGTTTTTATAATCCCGTGGTAATTTATTTACTTTTGTCAATCTATATCGTTTTGATATAGCTGCTTTTGTTCCTGTCCCCTTATAGACAACTGTTCCGTTCCTGTTGCAATAAAACAATTGCCCCGGTTTTAGGATGCCTAATTGCTGTAGGCAATAGCATACATACGATGCGCAATTACTTACCTTTTTCTTCTTTGCGCCTGCCCAGCTATTCGCCACGTTCTGCGAGTATCTAAACTTTTTATCAACAAAATACTCCGCCGTTTCCTTTGCCTTGACGAGTAAAGACAATCTGTCCATTATCCCATCGCTCCTTTTAATTTGTCTGCACTTTTAATTGCTTTTTCGCGTTCTGCAAGAATTTCATCGTCTGATTTATTCTTCTGTATGGCAGGTATTAGTAAGTTTTTTGTACACATCCTCATACAACTCCTGCTTATCTCCGTTGTAGGTATATTCAGCATATATTCCGTCCCCACTGAACGTTGTAGAAAGCAGTGCTTTGTAGTTCTGTAAAGTTTTGCACGACCATACAACAAATACATTGCTTAAATCCGCAGGCGGTGTCTGTGGTGTATCTGCATAACCATTCTTGTTGTACCATTCAACTAATTTCTTTTTACATACACTTTCAAAATGCGCCATTCCTGTAATAATCATCATTCCATTGCTCCTTTCAATTCGTTTGCAATAATTGCTGTATATTCTTTCGCGTAATTTGCCACCGCCGGTTTTAAATACGGCTGCGCTCTCTGACCGTTTGTAATATGCCACTGTCCTTTATCGTCCTGATAAGTCCACGGGGTCTTTCGCCCTCCCTTGTAATACACGCCAGTTCCCAGCTCTACATAGGCGGCGTACTCTTCGTTGCTGCCTATTGTCTCTGTGAGATTTTCCAAGTCGGTCTGGTGTGTGATACTGTTTCTTAATGTGCCTGTATCAACCGGGCAAAGGTCTTTAGCGTGCCCCTCTGCGGCGGCTCCTGCCTGTTCTAATGCCCTCGCAAGTGCCATGGTGGTTTTTAAAATTACTTCGTCTACGTGGCTCACAACATCAATATCCGCCATTATATTCGCCCCCTTTGCGTTGCTAACCATTCGTAATAGGTCATGTCCTCCACGACTTCGTTTCTGCCTGTCTCTGGGTTTCTGACACGTATCATTCGCGGTTGTGCCAGTTCGGCGGGTAGTGCAGTTCTCTGCGTACAACGACAGTTATAAACTTCCGCCGGGATTCCGCTTGGGTCTCCCGGATACATGAGGCCATTGGAGTAAGCCATATTAAACGGTACTTCTTCACCGTCTAATGCCCTGTGACTGTCTCGTGTCCTCAAGTCCTTTGTTGCTGTCCAATGCTTAACTACATCAATTCCCATCTGGTAGGCTTCCTCGTATGCCGCCTGCCTGCCTCCGTTCTGCGCCCCTGTGAACGCTGTGCGGGCATTTCTAATTGCGGCAGTATGATTCATGCCTGTAACGTCTTGGAATCGCCCTGCGAGCTTTTTTATGCTGTCACCCTGTAAAATTCCTTGCAGTAGTGCATTTTGCAATTTCTTTTTGTTCCAATGCACATCCTTGCTTTTTAGTACCCTACGCGGTGGAAGAATCTTCTGCTTTCTGACCGTCAGCCGTTTAACCGTGTGTTCGTCAACTAGATTAAAAGCAATATCTCCGATCTCTTTTATCTGTTTATCAGGTATAAGAGATTTAATCATGTACGCCTCGAAGTTATGATTAAGGGCAATCACAAGAGGGGTTTTCTCGTTGATGTATGCCGTGGCAATCTCATTTGATTCTGTCAGCCGCCGCGCCATGTCCTCGCGCAGCGCTTCCCATCTCTGCCCTCTGCCATACTGATTCATCAGCCACGCTTCAAATTCTTTCTTGCTGTACTTCCCTGCCTGGTATGCCGCATATTCTTTGGCGTATCGGTTGGCAAATTGTTTAAAATAACTTCTCGCTTTGCCGTCAAGTTCCTTTCCGGCTTGTTTATATACGTCTGCTAACCGCTTTTCTAACTTTTGCAGTTCCTGCTCTGTCCACTTGTCGGATGGATACATAGTTATTCATCCCCTTCTGGGTTATCTTCCGGCGCATCTGGTGCAATCGGTTCTGTGTAGCGGCTATATGATTCTTCGTCTAACTTTGCCAAAATGTCCGGCACTTCCTCTGGTGTAACAAACGGTAATTTTTTCAGAATGGTTTCTTCGTCCAGATAATTAGCCGCCTCAAGAATCATATCTGTACGCTCTTTCTCGTTGCTGATTCTGTTCCGCTTAAATTGTGGTTCGTCATCAATCCCCGCAAGCTCCAGAATCTTCTCAATCGCATCGCCCACAAAGTACTCAAAATCATCTGCATTATCATCTAGTGGCTGGTATGCGGCGTCGATATGATCATTTGTTGCTCCGGCGGCTATGGTGTGTACATCCAGCGCCCCGAAGTCCTCATAAATCTCTGACCGCATTTGTGCGAGAAACTCTTTTCTAGCGGTATATGGTGGCTCTTGTGTGTATGCTTGCACCTGCCCTTCCTCAGCCTTTGCGATGTGCTGAAATTTGAGCCGGTCCCTGAATTCCGCCAGTTCGTCGTCTGTCATACCGTCAGCGTTAGAAATGAGCCAATACATCTGCGCACAGTCGTCTAAATCATTGGCAAAACCACTTTGTACCGCGTCGTAAGCATCAATCTTCGACTGCATCCCCCTTAGCGTGCTTATATGCCTTTTATTACCAAACATCGGTACAATAGGGAGACTGCTATAATTTTCTTCTCCGATAATTTCGGGTTCCAAATTGTTTGCAGTCTCAATTCTCTGTCTGTATGCCCGTTTGGGAGCGGTCTCTTTTAATTCCCCAAATTTGCTTTCTGCGCTATAGGTTGTATAACCATCTATTTCGTACAACACAACCTTAAACGGTTTCTGTTCGTCCAGCTGCCAGAATCTTATGCCTGCCATCAACGCCCCTGTGTCCTCATCCCACATCGGGGCGAACTGTGTAAAAGGAAATTCGTGCACGTGGTCTACATTCCAAAAAAGGAAGGACTGACCGTGAATTAATGCATTGTACGCCGCCTCTTTGATTCTTCTGTCAAACTGTTTGCCCAGTTTGTCCTTGACATTCATGTCGTTAAAAAAGACGCCGTTTCCTAGACTATACGAACAACGCTGCGTATTTAATTTGTGGAAGAAATTAGAGCATATCTGTGCGTTAGACGAAAAATTATCTATCTTTTTCTGGCCTAGTAGAGTGTAATAAACACGCTGAAATTGCAAGATAGTCTCATTTTCCTGTGCGTCATACTTGTCCGCCTTTAATGCCTCTTTATATGCTCCTGTACTCTCGTGGAATTTTATAAACTGATTTATAAATTGCCCTTTGTCTTTTGCGGCAATGAAATCTTGATATGATAGATACATTGTTATCACCCTATAATTGATTTGTATTGTCTTGATTGACTGCGCTTGACGAGTTTTTTTGTTTTTACAAAATACCTGATAGCATCCATTGCGTGATCTGACTGTTTTATAACTTCGTCCCTTCCCTTGTCAGCCGCTGTTGGGTCCCATGCATAGATACCAAATTCCTCGATCGTGTGCGTGCAAGACGGGTCAAACGATAATTTGTCTTGTGTCAACATCGTCTCAACGTCTGCTATCCCATCGTTAACAGTGTTATCTGCTTTTTTGACTTTATGCCCTTTGCTACGTAACTCCACGATGAGAGCGGTGGCGGATGGGTCAACGATCACTAAATCATCTTTCTGCCCGCTTAGCGTGTCCTCTAGTCCTTTTACTAGCGCACTGACTGTCTTCATGCGGTTGTTCTCCCTGCCTGAATAGTAGTACTCTTTTATGCAGTGCCAGTTGCCGGTATCTACTCTTTTCTGCCAGATGAGAAAGACGGTAGGGTTCTGCATACCAAAATCACTGCTCACAATTATCTCTCCGCTGGTCTTTGCTTTGCAGACGTGCCTTTCCTCTGAAAACATATCGTACACAGGCCCTTCTGCCACTGCCCATTTGCCCAGTATGTAGCGTTGATACCTGTGTGTCCCGGAGTACTCTTTTATCAGTTCGTCTACTACCGCCGGAGGCAGGCAGCCATCATGTATGTTGTACGCCTGCTGGAATATATCTGCATCGGAATCCAGAAAGCCTTTGAACCAGTGTTTCGGTCCTGCCGGGTTGCACGTCCCATCAAAATGACTGCGTGATGTCCTGAGACGAGATTTTAACATTTCAAAAACTTCTTGGTTCCACGTCGTCACCTCATCGCCATAGGCGTACTCGATTGTTGCCCCCTGTATCCTTGCAACGTGTTTCTTATTGTCGGCACCTAGTGCATATACTTTTTTGCCAAATAGCTGTACCGTGTTGTCGCTCCGTATCTCGCCCACCAGTTCCTCGCCCCATATCTCTCGCATAGGGTCAAGTATGTTACGCTGTAGTGTGCCTCTGGTGTTACCAAGCATCACAGCCAAGCCTAATCCTTTTAGGTGTGTCAGGCGCTGAGGAATTACGATTGCGTAGTCGACAAACGATTTTCCGGAACCTGTCGCCCCGGTCTTTACGTTCCAACGATGGTTACAGCCTTGCAGGTATTCTGCCTGCTTGCTAGTCAATGGCACTATCGACACCCCCAAGAATCTCAATAGCTTTTGCTAGTGCCTTGTCACTTGCGCTCTCCGACTGTGGCTTATCTCGCCATTGTTCTGGCTTCCTGTTCTTTAGCCAAAATATCTGCGCCGTTACATCCGGCGGAATATGCTTCTTTGTTACTTTTCGCTCCGTCATTACTCCGCCTTCGTACTTTTCGCTCGTCTCCTTGTAGCTGTACCCTAACGCCCGTTGTAACAGGCTTTTTTCCACTTGCCTGTCCACAACATCTTTTCCCTTTTTTAAGGTATCGGCTAAAATTGGAAATTTTTTCTTCCATGTATACAAGGTATCTGGGTTGATTCCGATGTTTGCCGCAATTTCTTTGTCTGTGCATCCATCTCGTGCCCATCCCTCTAGCTTAAGTAACCCTTCTTGGGTCAGCCACTCCTGGTATTTACTTATCCCATTTTGGGGTCACCTCCTAAATACAACCATAACCCCGTAATGGATTGTTTACGGGGTTATATGGAAGGAAAGAAAATATGAAAAATTTTTGTCCCATTGAGTGAACACACTCAAATACAAGTATAAGGAATTGCACCTTAACAGCCGCCGGGGTAAGACTAATAAAGCGGCTGGTCCCTAAACACTTGTAGACCCGCAACCTGTATGGGACACAAGGCACCGTGGGATAGGCGTCTTGCGTACTCTCTTTTACGCGGGTGAGAGTTTACACTTTTACCACAAGATAGAGGAGGTTATGTCTCACAAAAAGTTACCAGTACTCGTCCGTACAAGTGTATTGTACGACATTTTTTAAGCCGTGTTAGACAAACATAAAAAAAGAGGGGGAAATAATTCCCCCTCTCTAATATCCCGCATATTTCCCAGCCAAATTGGCAAAAGCACTAAGCCATCTGCGTATAGTCATTTCTGCATATCCGAGCTTATCCGCCGCCCCTGCTATCGTGTATCTATCCTCGAAATACACCAGCTGTACGGCTTTCATTCTGTCCTCACCATTGTCCATCCCCTCTGTCTGTTTTATCGCCTTGTTAATAGCGTACATCCATAAAGCTGACTGAGCTGTATTTTCTGCAATCAGTTTGTCTGGGTACTTTTTTACCTGCTTTACTGCGTGCCCGTACCAGTCGTGTTTGGGATTGCTCAATTTTCTTACCTCCGCGTAATCATCGCTAATATCATCATTACTGCTGCATAAATCTTATCTTCTTTTTCTTCTGCCAGTATCCATTCCGACAAAGCAATCACTGCCCATATTATAGCCATCACGTTACTTATCACGTTATTTACTGTACTCATATTAGCTCTCCTGTCTTTTATTATCAAATACAAAATATTTATCTAAAAATTCAAATGCTATATCTAGATTGTAAGACGAATACCCAATACTGTAATTAGCTTCGCCAGCTTTTCTGTATTTAATTTCGTAATATGGTTTTTCTCGGCTTCCGTGAACTACAATTTCTGCTTCGACTACGTGTTCCTTGTACGCCGCTTCTTCAAAAGGAATTATTGTAGCTGTTTTTGTTTTCTCCATTTTCTTTTTTCTCCTTTTTGTTTTAGTTCACTCGCCGATACATAACCGTATTTCCGTTTGTCAGCCTTACAACTACCTCGTAAGGCTCTTGGCTTGGTATTCCGTCATTAGTTTTGTAGCCAACCCCCACAATAGCGTCGGGACTGGCAAGAACACCGCACTTCTCGCAGTATTCAGATGCTTTATACTCGTAGTCTCTACACCTAAATCCCATAGCTTCAGGTGTCCACTCATCCGGATTTGTTTCTTTTAGCTTGCACATTCCTTCTATTGTTCCAAACTTACACTCATTGCACCTTCCTGTGCAAGCTTTTCTGATTGTTTCTAATGCGTTAATCATTTCTTTTCTGTCCATTTTTACTCCTTTCATATATGCTCATGTGGTTCGACCGGTTCCCAGTGTTTTTCAGCTTCCTGCTCAACCAATCGGTTATACCGCTCTACAAATTCTTCCTCACTTATTTCACCCTGCATAAATTTTTCTGATATGCTCACGTAGGTCTTCATTGGTATCCTTTTCAGTCGGTTACACCGCTTCGTAAACTCCTCATCACTTATTTTATCTTTTATGTATTGCTGTGATAAACCCATATATGTATCCGGTTCGATTGTATTATCGCTCATCTATGCCTCCGATCGTGTATCAATTTCGCTCCAATCAAATTTACAACCACATTCGACGCAATATTTATCTCTGCTTTCTGCATCTGACACCACCTGTGTTCCGCACAGAGGGCATTCCCAATTAATACCAACAATTAATACATCTAAGATAATCGGTTTTTTGGGGATCTGCTTTTCCAATGCTTTGAGCGCCATCAATATGGCTTTATCATGTTTTCTTGCCGTAATGGCACTTTTTGGTGGGTCTGTGTGTATATCCTTTTCTAAAATCCCAATCGCCTCTTCTAATGTCATTATTCATTCCTCCTTATTCTTCCGCACACTTTCGTCCACTCCCTTGCAAATCTCTTTTCCGCCAAGTCGCTTGGGAAAAGCTTTGTTTTTTTGTTTTTGTTTCCTCTGTTTCTCAACTCCCTTTCTACGGCTTCAATTTTCCCCCTCGATTTGGGTGTTTTGCGTAGTTCGGTCATTGCTTCCCTTAACTCTTGTTCTGTGCATCCCACCAGAAATGCGGCTCGGTCAAGGCTTGGTATTTCATATAGTTTTTTCGCTATTTTGTTTTGTATTTTGTCAAAATCTTCGTCTTTCAGACCGTAAGGCATTTTCTTTCCTTTCCCCTCCGGAATAAATCCGGAGGAATCAATGGCATATAGCTCCACATGGAACCGTTAACGTGTTGCTGTAATGTGTATCTATCCTTAACCCCGGAGGGTGTCCAGCTGTTTTATCCATTCAAGCGGTCCTTTGTTGAGCAGTAGGCAGTTTTCACCTGCATTTCCCATATCAAAAATACATCCCTCGCAATACTTGTGTTTATTGCAGTACTTTCTGATCGTTTTTGCCGCTTTTCTTGCTTTTGAGTCTCCTATTTTTCCCATTACGCCACCTCCCTGATCGTGATGCCATACCGTTCAAGCATTAGCTTTCTCTTGATGATATATTCCGGATTTTTTCTTGTGCGTGGAGATTTTACGTCTTCGACAATAATCTTGCCTTCCTTGTCTGTGTAGCGGAAATCTGCTGTATATGATACAGGGCGTTCTGTAGTGCCATCCTCTCGCTTCTGGCTACCTATAAGGATGTATTTAGCCTGTCGCTCTAATCCTGTAATTTTCCCCGCTTGTTGCATCGCCGCCAGCTCTAAATAGCGATGCATTTCTCTTTTACTATCAAACTTCCCATCTGTCGTAAAAATCTTTTTATTTCTAAATTTGTTCACAGGTAATTCCTCCCAAATGTTTTGATAAATTCTTCCCTCGTTCCGTTGTTCTCCTCCCAGTACTTCTGCGCTAGCTCCTTGAGATACCTGTCTAGCGGTCCGTTGGGGTTTCGATGTACTGCCTCTCCGCCGTTGGTATGGTGATTCAAACACAAATAAACTGTAAAACCATACTTTTCGGCTTGTTTTCTGTTACTACTGCCATATAAAACATGATGTCTATGTAAATTTTGGGTTGTTTTGCAGAAAAAACACTCTTTTTTCGTTTGCAGTACGCTATTCATCACCAGAATCCTCGCTTGCGAAATGATATTCCATTAAATCAGCAATCATTAGGTATTCTTTTGCTATTTTTCCGCTTCGTGTTTCTTTTACCTGTTTTCTAAATTCTTCTAAATCTCCATGAAAGCACCCACAATTAACCATTATTTTTTTATTTTTATCCCTGTAAAAAGTTGTGCAGCGGAATTCTGTCCCGAATCCCTGTACTAATGCATAATCTGTATTTCCGGACAGCCTTGCATTTCCGGACAGCCTTGCATTTCCGGACAGCCTTGCA